TCACTGCCCGGCGGGCGCGCCCTCGAAGTGCGCGGCGAACTTCTTTCGGATCTGGGTGTCCACCTGCGGCGCGCTTCGGTAGAGGGCGGCGAGCTCCGGGTGCCCTTCCTTCTCGAGCTGATCGATGAGCGCGGGGCGCTGCGCCACGAGGTAGTCCCGGAGCACAGTCATGGGTGGGTCGCCGTCCTCGGAGATCGGCCCGAGATGCTCACCCTTCGTAAGCATCTTCAATCGCGCCTGGACGTCCGCCTCGTCGTCCAAAGCCTTGAGCGCGATGGCCTCGGCCCGGTTCCTGCGGGGCGCCCGGGACGGGGCCGCCGCGGGCTGTGCGGCGGGGACATCCTGCGGCTCCTCGGCCGCGCTGGTCTCCTCGGGGGACTCGTCCAGCGGCGGCTCCTCGGCCTCCGGGTCCGGCGGCGGGGGCGCGGCGTCGTACTCGGTCGGCGGTTCCTGGTGGCCTTGGTGCTCGCGGGCCCCGTCCGGTCCGGCCTGACCCGGCGGCGTGCCGGGGGCGGTGGGCTGCTCCTGCTGGCCCGAACCGGTCTGCTGCCCCGTGCCGCCGTTCTGCTTCTTCCACTCGGCGCGGCCCTTGGCGTACTCGAGGGAGCGGGTGATCAGAGCGTCCGCGCTCATCTCCCCCCACTGCTTCGTGTGCGTGGGAATCTGCTGGAGGAGACGGACGCCCCACTCCTCGCGGATGCCCTGCAGGGACGCCTCCGGGTTGTTCTCGTCGCTGAGTGCCTTCCGGATCAGCTCGACGGCCTGGTCGCCGGTCAACCGCGGTCGCTGGCCCCCCTGCTGGGCAGGCGCCTGTCCCTGTCCCTGTTCCTGCTGCCGCTGTTGCTGGGGTCGCTGGGGTCGCTGCTGCTCCTGCTGCTGCGGGCGCTGCTGCCGCTGGGCCTGCTGCTCGTCCAGGTACGCCTCCGGCCGGGCCTCGGTGACCTGGCGGGTAGCGGCGGCCTCGTGGAAGCCGAGACGCCGCAGAAGCGTGTCGATGCTGAAATTCTCGAACCGCTCGGTCTGGCCGGGCGTGACCTCCCAGTGCAGGGTGCGGACGCCCGTCAGGTACGCCTCCCCCAGGGCGTGGAGCTCGACGATGGCGTCGACGGCGGCCGGGAGGTTCTTCTCCGTCTTGATCTTGCGGGTCTTGTCACGGGTGGGCTTGTCGTTCTCGAACGCGGTGACGAGTTCCTGGCGGGCGAGCAGAAGCGTCGGGCCGGTGTGCCGACGGAGCAGCCACAGGATCTCGCCCCACCGGTCCTTCGCCCTATTCCACAGGTCGTGGCCCACGGTGACGGGGAGGTCGGGGTTCGGGCCGCGGCGGCGGTTCTCCTGCGCGTTCTTCTCTGCGCGCCACCGGGCGTAGAGGGCTTGCTCGTCGCTGAGCATGTCCCACAGGACCGTCACGTTGTCGATCACGATCATGTTCCGCTTGCCGTCGACGGGCGGCTGCGCGACGGCCCAGCGGACGGCGTCGAGGATGTCCTGGTAGGTGCCATCGTGCTCGACGATCTCGTACCGGGCGCCGGGGATGCGGCCGTAGTAGTCGGCGGTGCCCTCGGACCCACCGATCTCGATCCAGTACGTCGTCCCGATCAGGTCGGAACTGGTGCCCTCGGCCGCTACGCGGCTCTTGCCGGTCTTCTCCGGCCCCGCGAGGAGAATCATCGGCGGGTTGGGGAGCTTGGTCGGCTTGCGTGATCTGCGCTCGCGCTGAGGCGTGGTGATACCAGGCATCTGGGTGTTCCTTCACTTCGTGGTTCCCCGGGTTGCTCGCCCGCGGAGGATGCAACGGCGAAGGCCTTAACCTCTCGCCGTTGCCATCGGCTTACTATTCTACCCGCCCAGAGAGGTAGCTCAATGCCTATTCAGCAGATCAGCGACGGGACTTGAAAGCTCCGGGTCCTGGTCCTCGCGGTGCCGGTTATACCAGGCGTCGAGGTCCTCGAATCCCTCGGCCGCGGCCGCCATCTGCTCCTCCGTCATGGCGCCCCACTCGGCCAGGTCGTCGGCGAACTCCCGCTCCACGGTGCCCGGGTCGCGGCGACCGAGCGCTTCGGTGATCTCCTCCCATGACGCTCCGCCTAGTGCCTCGGCGAGGGCGACCAGGTCGACGATCTGGTTGGCCATCTGCCGGAGCCGGCGGGCCTCCTGGATGCGTTCCGTCGGGCTGGTGGTCTCTGCGGTGGTCGCGAGTGCCTGCCGGGCGAGGTCGGACAGGTCGCGGGCGGCGCGGGCGGTGGTGATCCGGGCCAGGATCTCCGGTGTCATGGAAGGGTCCGATCATGCAGGCGGCGGGCACCCCAGGTAGGGGGCCCGCCGCTTCGGTACGGGTAGGGGCAGGATGCCTTACGAGCCGGTTGCCGTCAGCGCCTGGTCGAACGAGGCGAAGACCGCGTCGACGGTGGCGGGCTGCGGAAGGAGAACCCCCTTCTGCGCGGCGTACTCCTTGATGATGCGGCCGCGGACCTTACGCCCGTTGCCTTCGCTCTGTCCGAGGACCTCCGCAATCGCGGCGCCGGTCAGGGGGCCGTCGAAGACGTCACGGTGTCCACCGTCGATGACCTGCGCGATGATCTCCCGCAGCTCCTCCTCGGTGTTCCACGCCGGCACTACGAACGGTGCGGGCTCCTCGGCCTGGTCCTCCGCGGCCGGGGCGGTCGGCTCCGGCGCGGGCGTCTGCTCGATGGCCTTCGGCGCCTGCGGAGGCACGGTGGCCGTGACGGAGCGCGGCTTGCGGACAGCCGCCGCGGGCACAGCCGCGGGCGCGGCCGGGAGCGCCTGCAGCTCCTCGACGGGCTCGACCGACTCGGCGAAGATGCCCGTCGGCTCGATGCCCGCCGCGCGCAGACCGGCGGGGGCCGTCTCGGCGAGCGGAACGCCGACGCTGACGAGCTGGAGCGGCAGCAGCGACGCAACGGGGGCCTTCCTGCGCCAGGCCCGACCGAACCGGCCGCGGAGCAGCGCCTGGTAGACAAGTCGCTCCTGCTCGAGGCCCAGGACGGTGTCGTAGTCCGCGAGCTCCCACAGCTTCATGCGGCGCCAGAGCAGGAAAGTGGGCAGCGGGGAGAGGACCCAGCGGGACCACCGGACCTTGTCCATGCGGCGGCGGCGCCCGGTGGCCGCGCCGATCCGGACGGCGTAGGTGTGCGCGGCGATCTCGGAGACGGCCACCCACAGCAGGGACATGGCGCCGTGCGCGACCTTGGACCACAGGGATTCGCCGGACGCGACGTTCAGCGCGCAGGTGATCAGGCTCAGGGCCCAGGGGACGAGCCGCGCCCACCAGAGCCGCATGTCCGTACGGATGAGGAGGAGGTACGCCCCGGTGAACACGGGGATGGCCGAGTCGATGGCGGTGGGAAGCACCCACGGCTCGTCAAAGCCCCACTGAGCGGCCTTGGCGGACACGGCGTCGAACGATGCGTAGAAGCCGAGGCCACCGACGGCGGCCCCGCCCAAGGCAGTCAGCTTGACGCCGCGGCGCTCCCAGCGGCTGAGCGGAGGGACATCGGAGTCGGTGGAGGTCTTCAGCTCGGGGTCGATGGGGGCCTTCGGCTCGTCACCCTCGCGGGCGCGGGTCAATAGACGCTTCAAGACACCTTTCCTCTCGTTCGGGTCTCCCCGGTCGGCTTATGCTCATGGCCTTCCGGGTCGACCAAACGATATAGCGTCTTCCGTCTCCTGTGCCTTTATCGACGCTCACTCCCCGTCAGCAACGGGGGCATACAGGGCGATTCGGCGCCCCGAGATCACCAGTCGAGCGGCTTCGCCGGCTTCCGTCGGTCCGGACCCACGATCTTCGCCAGGTGCGCCGACGACTCGAGCCGGGACAGCAGCCGCTCCCCCAGGATGTCCACCACGCCCGTGGCATCGCTTCCCGGCTGCCTACGGCTGCGCAGGTTCGTGGTGTACGCCGTGGGCCGCCCGGCCGCGATTCGCGAGTCGATCAGGTCGACGGTCTCTTTCCGGGCGAACGGGGTGGCGGTTTCCATCTCGCCGCACAGCTCGTCGAGGATCAGCAGGTCGCAGCTTACGAACTGCTGGCGGACCTGCCAGGTCTTCATGTTGTGCGGTGCGGAGTCTGGTTGCCGCCACGTCAGGTACGTTGCGTGCTTCACGAACAGGGTCCACAGTCCCCGCTCCGCGGCCTCGTTCCCGAGCGTGCACGCCGCAGCCGTCTTCCCGCTCCCGATGTTCCCCGGGATGATCATGTTGAGGACGCCCGGCCGTGCCCCCAACTTCTTCGCCTCCACCAGGGAGTCGAGCCAGTTCTTCAACGTCTTGGGCTTCTGCGCGTCGTCGAGGTGGTCGAACCGGAACGCCAGGTACTCGTCATGGGCGGCGTCGAAGATGCTGTTCCTCCACATGTTCCGGCGCGCACGGGCCTGTGGCACTGCCACGTCCTCCCAGAGGCCGTCTTCCGGCTCGGGCTGGGCAGGCACGCCGAGCTTGGACATGTCCGCACCGCCGCGCTCGAGCACGCTCAGAAGATGCGTGCTCAGGTCGCCAAGGGCGTTGAGGCCGCGGGCCGGAGCAGTGGTCGGGGTGTCCGTGGTGACCGACATCGCGGCGCTCCTTACGGTCGTGCGATGACGCCGAACGTGGCGTCGTCAGAGTCGTCGGTGGGGGCGTTGGCCGTGTCGCCGGGCGTGGTCGACGTGGCGTCGCCCAGGTCGCCCCAGGTGGCCGAGTCGCTGTACGGAACCCGCCCGTTGGGCTGGGTCGGGATGATGTGGTTGGAAGCGATCCCGAGGGCCCTCTGCCACTGCTGCGCGCTGGGGAGGTGCTGGCGGGCCTGCCGGAGCGCGTCCGCGCACTGCCGTTTGGTGTAGCCCTTGGCCAGAGCGGACCGGACCTGGTTGCGCATGGCGACGTAGCCGTTGGTCTTGCCGACGAACGGGCCGAGGTGCTTCTCGGCGTCGTCCCACCACCACTTCGCGACTTCCTCGGCGGCCGCGTCCAGGGCGGCCTTCTCCTCCGCCTTCTGCTTGGCCGCAGCGTCCTTCTCCGCGTCGTCGGCGGCCTTCTGCCCCGCAGTCCGACGGGGGCGCCGGGCACGGGCGGCGGGCGCGGGCGGCGCGGCCGCCGGTTCCTCCTCGGCCGCGGGCTTCACTTCGGCCGCGGGCTCCTCCTCCGGCTCGGGCTCCGGGCCAGCGGGAGGTTCCTCGTCGTCGTGGGGGTCGGGCTCGAAGCCGTCGCTCCCGAAGGACCCGTCGGGGTACTCCACGAGGAACGTGCCGTCCTCCTGCTCGACCACGGGGACGGCCGGGTCAGAGACGGTGCTGAAGATCTCGTTGTCCTTGATCCACTGCTCCACGGGGTACTCGGAGACAGCCGTACCCATGACGCACTTGCCGTTGCGGAGTCGACGCCGCTCGAGGCGGTAGTAGCCGTTCGCGGCGAGCTCGCGCAGCGCGGTACGGACGGCTCCGCGGCCCTCGCGACCCTCGCCCTTGGAGAGTTGGTCGGATCGGACCTGCCACCCCTCCTTCTGGTCCAGGAGGTAGGTCAGCAGGCCCAGCGCGCGGAAGCTGATGCTGGTGTCCCGGACGGTCGTCGACTCGACGTGCACGTAGTGGGCACGCCGGTTGTGCCGGACCGCCGTGGGGCTGGACAGGCGGCTCATGCGGAGGCCTCGCTGTTGGTGTCGTCGGTCAGGCGGAAGTACGTGCGGTGCGTCCGGCGGCCGGTGTCGTCGCGCACGTAGCGCCGATCCCTCTCGGCCATGCCGACGGTGCGGAGCTCGTTGAGCGCGCGGCGCACCTGGTGCGAGTTCAGCCCGAGGCCGGTGTAGATGGACGTGACGTCGACCCAGTCGCCATCGGGGTGCAGGGCGAGTTCGTACAGGACGCGGAACGCGCGGTCGGAGAAGTTCCGGGTGCGGGTGCTCGCGGTGGTCATTGGAGTGGTCCCTGGGGAGAGGGGTCCGGCCGCGGCGGGCCGGACCCAGGCGGTCGGCGTCACGCGTCCTCGGCGGTGGGCTTCCGCGCGGGCAGGAGCTGCGGCGTGTCCCTCAGAAGGTGGTCGAAGTCGCCGCGCTGCCATGCCTCGAGGAGGGTGGCGTCGCCGCCCGTCGTCTTGTCCCAGGTGAAGGTGACAGTGCCCGTTGGCTGTCCGCCTGTCTCGTACTTGAGGCCGGGGATCACTTCGCCCGTGCGGGTGTCGACGATCTGGCCCGACTCCTTGTCGCGCTTGGCGAACTTCAGGAGGGCCGCCTCCCACGTCGGGTTTCGCCGGATTACGACTTCGATGCCGCCGTGCTCCTCGGCGTACGCGTCGAGGGCGCTCTCGTTCTCCTGGTCTACGACGATCTTCGGCTTGACCACATTGACCGTGTACTTGCCCACGACTTCGTCGCCGACCTTGACGACGACGCCCGGCTGTCCGTCCTTCTCGAACGCCTCGACCAGGCGCGTGCCAGGCGTGTCCATGAGGGGGCCGAGGATGCCCTTGGACTGCGCGTGAGCGAGTCGAGCAAGGGCGCCGACCAGGCCCGCCTCGGCTACGGACAATTCCTCGGGCTGAGCGGCCCCGGTGCCGTTACCGGCGGCATCGTTCGACATGCGGTGTTCCTCTCGTCCCCGGACGCCAAAGCCCAGGGTTTGGGTTCTCCCGGGCGGGGTGTCTCGGGGCGTCGCATTGAGGTACGTCGCCGGCCGATTTTTGTTACACCTAGGCCCAGGTAGCTGGGTTGCTCTCCCAGCCGCTCCGAATAGTACACCCAGGTAAATGACTTGGGGAGGGCGCGACGTTAACGGCGCGCCCGCCTACGTTCCTTGCGGCTCTGCAGCATTCGGCGACGTCGCCGAAAGCGGCAGGGCTCCGGCTCCGCCTCATCCGGAACGAGGGCGGAACCGGCCCGGCGGCGGGTGAGGGTCGGCCATGACGGCATGCCCTGCTTGCGAGGCGGGGCGCCGCGGTTGAAGTCCGCGGGCTCGCAACCCTCACCCGCTGCCGGACACCAACGCATGGGAGAGGACCGCACCAGCCGTGACCGAGACGATCGCCAAGCCGCCGCGCTTCACCGCCTACGTGCCGCTCACCGACCTGTCGCCGGCGCCCCGTAACCCGAAGCGGCACGAGCTCGAGCTCATCATCGCGTCGATCGACATGCACGGCCTGGTCGAGATCCCGGTCGTCGACGAGCGCACCCAGCAGACACTCCACGGCCACGGCCGCCGCGAGTCCCTGATCGAGATGCAGGCCCGCGGCATGCGCGAGCCAAGCGGCATCGTCACGGACGAGGACGGCGGCTGGCTCGTCCCCGTCCTGCGCGGCTGGGCATCCAAGAACGACGCCGAGGCCGAGGCCTTGGCCATCAAACTCAATCGGCTCCCCGGCGAGGGCGGATGGGACCCCCGCGAGCTCGCCGAGGTCCTCGAGGACCTGGCCACCGGCGACGCGGAGCTGTTCGACTCCCTGGCGATCCCCCACGACGAGATCGACCGGCTACTCGGCCAGGTCGACCCCGAGACCCTGCCCGGCGGCGGCCGCGAGGACGAACAGCCCCTGCTGCACCTGCCCGACGACGGAGAGCGCGGCAACGAACTCAGCCCCGACGACGAGGGCCGCGACCCGCATACGACGTGCCCCGCCTGCGGGCACATGTTCACGTCCAGCCGCTGACCCGTCCCCCGAGGAACGCCATGTCCACCCGACGCAAGGCCCGCCGGCCCCAGAGCCGCAGCGGTCGCCCACGCCTGCTCTCCGACGAGGTCGAGGCGCGCCTCGTCGCGGCCTCGCGCACGGGCGTCGCCGTCGAGCTGGCCGCCGAGATGGCCGGGGTCTCCCGCTCGAGCTTCCTGGGATGGATGGCCCGCGGCCGCGCCGAAGTCGAGGCCCGCGAGGGCGGGGCAGACCAGGACCCGGACGAGGAGGAGTACGTGGTCCTGTACGAGAAGGTCCGCACCGCCCGCGCCACCGCGGCCGCGCGCGCCATGATGAACATCCGCCGTGTCGCCGACGGCGGCATCGTCACCAAGGTCACCACGCGAAAGTTCCGCGACTCCGTGACCGGTGAGATTGTCGAGGAGACCGTGGAGGACCGCACCTCGCCCGACTGGCGCGCGGATGCCTGGTACCTCGAGCGGCAGCACCGCGAGTACTACGGCAAGGACGCGATCGTCGCGGTCGAGATCACCGGCCTGGGTGACGGACCGGCCGGGCCGGACGACCAGCCCGTCGACCTGTCCGCGCTCGCCGAGCGGCTGGACCGGACCCTGTTCGCGGTCGAGTTCCCGCCCGAACTGGAAGACGGCAGCGTCGTCGACGCCGAGGTCCTCGACTGACCGGCCCCAGGCGGCAGTACGGGCCCACGTAGACGGCTCCGGCCTACCGCCGGGGCCGTCGCCATTTCCACGACGCGACGCTAACCACCTCCGCCCTGCACGGTGCTCCCTCCCTGATCACCAGCACCGGAGGAAGCATCGTGACCACGGCCTACTACCCGGGCGCCAGCACGGCGTACGACTTCTCGAGTCGCTACACCGGCGACGTGATGGACCCGGACAAGGTCCTCCTGCACACAACCGAGGGCACCACCCTCGTCGACTACTCCAAGGGCGCCGAGGCGCCGAACATCACGGCCAAGCCGAACTTTGCGAACAAGCGGCTGGACTGGTACCAGCACTACCCCTTCAACCGCTCCGCGCGGGCCCTGGTCAACAAGGCCGGCGGGGTCGAGACCAACACCGACGACGTCGTCCAGGTCGAGCTCGTCGGCACCTGCGACCCCAACCACCGCAAGACCTGGGGCAAGCTGCAGGCCGGAGTGCATTACATCTACTGGCCCGACGCCCCGGACTGGGCGCTGGACGACCTCGCCGACTTCCTGGCCTGGCAGAACGTCAAGAACGGCGTCCCGCTGACCGCGCCGAAGGAGTGGCTGCCCTACCCGTCCTCGTACGGCAACAGCAGCGCGCGCATGACCTTCGCGGAATGGCGGGGGTTCTCCGGCGTGCTCGGCCACATGCACCCCCCGGAGAACGTGCACGGGGATCCGGGTGACATCGCCATCACCAAGATCCTGGCGAAGGCGAAGACGAAGGCCGCGGCGCTCAAGGGTGGTTCGACCGGCGGTTCCACGGGCGGCGGCTCCACCACCAAGCCCGCGCCGAAGCCTGTGCCGCCGTTCCCTGGCGTCGACAAGTTCGGGCCGGGCAAGAACAACGCGAGCGTCACCCTGCTCGGGCAGCAGCTCGTCCGGAAGGGGTACGGCAAGCACTACACCTCTGGCCCCGGGCCGAAGTGGGGCGAGGCGGACCGCCAGAATGTCCGCGACTTCCAGCTCGCGCACGCCTCTCTCAAGGGCGACGCCGACGGCATCCCCGGCCCGAAGACGTGGAAGCTGCTGTTCTCCTGACCCTCTGGCCGGCCCGCACCCGCGGGCTGGCTCCGACTCCTGAAAGGCCCGCCAGTGGCAGGCGAGACCGTCATCACCGTTATCGGCAACCTGGTCGACGACCCCGAACTCCGCTTCACCCCCTCCGGCGCCGCGGTGGCCAAGTTCCGTGTCGCCTCGACTCCCCGCACCTTCGACCGGCAGACCAACGAGTGGAAGGACGGGGAGAGCCTGTTCCTGACCTGCGCCGTGTGGCGGCAGGCGGCCGAGAACGTTGCCGAGTCCCTCAGCCGCGGTATGCGCGTCATCGTCCAGGGGCGCCTCAAGCAGCGGTCCTACGAGGACCGTGAGGGGGTCAAGCGCACGGTCTACGAGCTGGACGTCGAGGAGGTCGGTGCGAGCCTGCGCAACGCCACCGCGAAGGTCACCAAGTCCGGGGGTAGTTCGCAGCGTTCGGCCGCCGCGGCGCAGGGGCGTCCCGCTGCCGACGATCCGTGGGCGGGCCCTGACTCCGGCGAGCCGCCGTTCTAACCGCCCGCGCTCATGCCGAGGGGCCCCGGACACTAGTCCGGGGCCCTTTGGGTTGTTCAGGCCGCCGAGACGGTCCAGGCGGAATCCAGGATGAGCAGGTCGTCGCCTGCGTCGTCCTGGTCCACGGTGTCGACGGGCGGGGCCGTCTCCTGCCCGGGGGGCGTGGCTCCCTCCGCGGGCGTCTCCACCGGGGCCGGGGTCTCCTCGACCGGCGGGGCCGGGGTCTCCTCGGCGGGGGGTGCCGGGGTTTCCTCAACCGGCGGGGTCGGCGTCTCTTCAGCCGGGGTCTCCTCAACCGGGGTGGTCGGAGTCTCCTCAACTGGGGTGGTCGGCGTCTCCTCGATGGGGGGCTCGGTCGTCGCGGGGTCTGCAGGCGTCTGCTCCGGGGGCGTCGGAGTCGTCGCCGGGGGCGTCGTATCCCTCGGGGTGGCCGGTTCCGTCGGGGTCGTGGTGTCCGTCGGCGGCGGGGTTGTGGGAGCTGTCGGCGACGTAGTCGACCCCGAGCCGCTGTCCGTCGGCGGGGTGGTGGGGACCGGAGCGGGCTCCGAGATCGGAACCACCACCGTTCCGCCACCGTTTCCGGTCGCGGGGGGCCGCTCGATGCCCAAGGCGAGCGCCACGATGTCGTCACCGTCGTGCCCGGTCCACACGGGCGAGGTGTCCAGGCCCAGTACGAGCCGGGCCGCGACCATGGCGGGAGCGTCGGTCACCGCCATCGCGGGGCGGGCGATGATCTGGTTGACCTGCTGGCGGTCCAGCCCGAGCGTGCCCAAGGTGAGCGCTGCGAGTCGCGGAGGCAGGGGGGTGGCCGCGCCCAGGGCGGACGGGCCGGCGTCGCGGACCGACTGCTGCAGGAGGTCCATGTACTCGCCGATCCGCTTGGGGTCGGTGCCCCACAGGACGTACCGGTCGTGGACCTTCATGTGCGGGTACAGCTCCCGCGAGCCGTCTTGGCGCGCCCAGGTTTCGGCATAGTCGGCGTCGTAGAAGATCCGCAGGCCGATGCGCTCGGAGCCGTACGAGAAGGTGAAGATGGTGCTGTCCGGGCCGGTGGCGGCCTTGGTGGACATCACCATGCCGTCGGCGTCGGTGCACTCGGCTTCGAGGGTGCTTATCGGGTCGCACTCGATATCGCTGGCGCCCGCGAAGAAATCGAACTTCTTGTCGGCGAACGGGGCATCGACTGCGTCGGCCGCGTCCGGCGTGGCATCCGGCGCGCTGGCCTTGGTCTCCGCGGGCCCGCTGTCGACGACGTTCGTGTACCGACCCAGGGCCCAGCTCGCGGCGAGCGCGGGCAGCAGCGCCGCCACCAGAAAGGCCTTCCGGCGTCGCTTGCCGGGGAGTTGAGCCTTGACGACCCCGCCCGTCGGTTCGGCCGGCGGCCGCTCCACGCTCGGCGGGGTCGGGTCGGTCAGCCCGAGCAGGTCGTCGAAGTCGCGGAACTCCGGGCACTGCTCACGAACCATCTGCTCGGCGGCCTCGAGCGTGATGCCCGGCAGGACGTTGCGCACGTGCCGTACGGCGCTGCTGAACGTCTGGGGTCGCATGAACAGCGTGCGCACGCCCTTGTGGTTGATCAGCGTCGCGTCCGCGGGGAAGTCCCCCACGACGATGTCGAGCTTTTCGATGTGCGGGCTGCTCAACTCTGGCGGTCCTTGGACCGGCGCGCGAGTATCTCGGCCATGATCTGGGCGGTCTCCTCGAGGCGCTCGGGGGTGATCTCCTCGAGGTCGGAGACCACGAGCTGGCCGCCGCCGGGGAGAGACACCTCCTGGCGGTGGAGCTCTGTCTCCTCCAGACCGTCGCCCGTACCGGCGTTGTCGCGGGTCTCCACCGGGTTCAAGGTCCGTTGGAAGGCCGCCATCATCGCGTCGTGCGTCTGCTGGATTCGGGCCGAGTTCCGGCTGTGGCCAGGGGCCAGGGAGCCCGCGGCCGCCAGGGCGTGGCGAGTATCAGCGTCGTGCGGGATGGGGCCGCCCTCGAGAGCACGCTCGAGGCGCTCCGCTCCCTTGTCAGCGCGTCGCAACATGAGGCGCCCTCTCCTGTGTGGTCTGCACCCGAACACCGACAACTCTTCCTCTACCCACTGCGATCTTCAGTAGCTCCTCCACCATCTCGGCGGAAGAGTCCCCCTCCGGGAGCACCTGGGCGAGCCGGCGCAACGACCGTACCGTCAGGGTGCGCACCGCGCCCTCAGTCTTGCCCATGAGCTCAGCAGTATGCGCCGGATTGAGTCCGTCGAAGAAACGCAGCCGCAGGCAGGTGCGCTGATCGGGCTTGAGTTCGTTCATCCGTGCCGCGATGGCCTGGGCGAGCTGCCGTTGTTCGGCCTGCTGGTGAACGGACAGTCCCGGCCGCGGCCGGTCGAGCTGCAGGTGATCGGGCTGGAGAACTTCGGTGGGGCGCCGCTGTTCCTTGCGCAGGTGGTCGACGGCGGTGTTCCGAGTGATGGTCATCAGCCAGCCCATGAGGTTCGTCCCCGGGCGGTAACGACCAACGTTTTGCGCTACTTTGATCCAGACCTCTTGCGCGAGATCCTCGGCGATGTGGGCGTCGCGGACGTACTGGCGGACCCAGTTGTAGACGGTCCCGTTCAAACGCGCGTAGAACGCGCTCATGGCGTCTGCGTCACCCGCGGCTGCGCGGGCGATGAGCTGGTCAACGGTTGCGGTGCTGTCAGTCACGGCGTGGTTTCCCCCCATGTGCCGTCTGGGCGCCGGACGTGCGGATCGGAATGCCCAGAACACCCAACCGGGTACAGGAGGATCGTCTTCCGCTGTGGCGCCAACGAAGCATAACCGGCCATCTTGCGCCAGTCACCGTACGGTTGTGCGATGGTCGATTTCCCTCGGCTTACTGTAATCTGCCGGCTGCAGGCGAGCGTCGGGAGAGCAACTCGGCGGGCGCCCTACCCGAATGAAGGAGCACCCCGTGATGACCTCGCACGCCCCCGCGCCCATCTCGCCGGCGGTAATCGACGCGGCGCTGATGCGCTTCCCCTACGAGCAGTGGATCGTCATGCCTGCCGCGGCCGCGCATGTGCAGGACCTGGGCCTGCCGCGTGAAAGCCTGACCACAGTCATCCGCACCGGCCGGCGCCGTGGTGTTCTACGTACGAAGAAGGAGCCTGACCAGCACCTCTACTACGTGATGCGGATCGCCGAGACGCCTCACCGAGAGGCCGTGGTCACCGGCTACTGATCTTTTGGATAACGGGCCTGGGCGCCCCTCCCTCCTTGCCAGCCGCGCCGCCAGGCGCCGGGCCTGCGCACGCGAAAAGCACCTAGGAGAGGGGGGCGCCCAGGCCCGTTATCCGGAACAACATCCATGGGTAGTAGCGTGGCTCGTCCCGACCTTCCGACGTGGGTAGGAGCCACCTCGTGTCTGACTCGTTCGCCACGGCGTACGCACCCCTGGTCGAGCAGATCCGCGCCGCCCGGGAACAGGGCGACGAACGCGCCGAGCACCTGGTCCTCGAGCAGCTCCTCAAGGCCTACGTCCGGCTCGGGAACCGGGAGCTGGGCACCGTCGACGAGCAGAACCAGTACATCGTCGCCCGGCACCTGGGCGCCCTCCCCGAGGCCCTGCAGGAGCTCGGGCTGAAACCGGACGACGTGCCGATGCCGCCCGGACGCCGGCGTCCCCCTCCCCCGCCGCAGACCGCGGCTGTCGAGGACGCTGCGCGCATCGGCGAGCGCTTCGCCCACCTCGGGCCGGACGACGACGAGCCCGAGGACCGGTTCACCGTCGACGTCCGCCCCCAGGACGGCATGCGCTACGAGGGCCGCCCGGCGCCGTTCGCGGTCGTCGACACCCACGACGGCCTGCCGGTCGCCTGGTACCCCGAACGCCACTGGGCCGAGACCACGGCGAACACTGCGAACCTCCTGCGCAACACCGGTTGACCGCCCGCCCCGGAACACTCCGGGGCGGGCGGTGCCGTTCACGGGGCCACGCACTGGAAGCACGCCGTGCCCTTGATGAACCGGTCCCCGTGGTCCTCGCACACCTCGAACTCGACCTGGTCCGGGGCCACCTCACACACCTCGCAGGCGGTGCCGGGCTGCGCGTACTTGCGGCACAGCGGGCACTGAAGCCACCCCTCGCACTTCACGCACAGATCCGTGCCCGTCGGCGTGGTGATCGGATCGCGGCACTCCTTGCAGTCCGCGAAGCGCGTGCGGCGCAGCACCATGTCGCCAACGTCCTTGCCCGGCATCATCGGGTCCGGCTGCCAGACGCTGGCCTGCTTGGTCTCCTCGTACCGCTCCCAGTGCCCAGGAGCGGCCTCCGGGTTCCGGGGAGCAGGCATCGCCATGCGGCGGGGCACTGGCGTGGCCGCCAGGTCCTGCAGGCGGCGGGAGATCACCGCGCCCACGGAACGGGTGTCCCGGGGCAGCGGCCGCATCAGCGCGGTCAAGATCAGGTCCCGGGGCCAGTCGCCGAGCAGCAAGCCGTCCACCGTGCGGCCCTGGTCCTGCAGGACCTTCCCGGTCAGCAGCAGCTCCGGCCGCTCGTTGCCGAGCCCGAGCAGCAGGTCGACACCCGGTGTCCTCTCGACGGCTCGCGCCTGCTTCTTCTGGGTAGGGACATCGAGGGCTGAGCCGTCCTTCCGTCCCTCCTCGTTCGCGGGAGCTGTCCCGCTGGAACCTACGGAGGGAAGGGGCGAGTCAGTGGTGCGGGTAGTAGGGGTGGTTTGGGTGACTACAAGTCGCCCCTCCTGGGACTTCAAGTCACCCCACTCGGGACTTGAAGTCACCCCCTGACTTGTAGTCGCCCCCTTTTCCGGGTTTTCCACAGGGGTGACTTCCTGTCGCCCCCCCTCGGTGGGCCCGTTCTCCACAGGGGTGACTTCCAGTCGCCCCCCCGGTTCACCCTCTACGGGGGCTCCCTCGGTGTCCTTCTTCGGCTTCGGCTTGCCCTTGTCGGCGCGGGTCTTCTTCGGCGGGGCGGGGGCGATCGGGGGGCGGTCGGCTTGAGCGAGCGGCCGCCGGCCGATGCGGGTGCGGAAGGTGTTGGTGCGCTCGATGTCCCGGAACCAGTCGTACGGGATCAGGAGGTCATAGACCGTCGGGCGTCGGTGCTCGGGGATGTAGGCGGCCGCGCGCTGGTCGCCCTCGGCGATCAGCCCCCGCTCGACCATCGCCGCCAGGGCGCGCTGTACGGTGCGCGTGCTGATCTTGGCGTAGCTCGCGATGGTCTTCACCGCGGGGAAGGCGTTGCAACCGTCTTCGTCGGCGGCTTCGGCGAGGCAGCACAGGGTGCCCCACTCGTTGATGTCGGCGGTGGGCGCGTCCTTCATCGCCCACAGGATCGGGTCGAGACTCACAATCGCTCTCTCTGGCTTAAAAAGGTTCAGAGAGGCAGGAACTGCGCATCGCGAATATCACAGACAGGCGCGGAAGCGAGAGGTCCGCGCCGAACTGCCTGTATGCTCGCTGGCAAGCAGTCCCTACCCCCTTTGGCGAGGACCGGGTAGGAAGTCGGGGCATCAACCGGGCCAGGTTGGTGCCCCTTCTGCATGTCTGCCGCTACTTTCGGTGTTGGCGATCACACCTTACACCTGCGTCATCCCAACGGTAGGATGGATGTCATGACGACACCCCAGACGCCAGCTCGGGCCAAGGTCAGCATCACGCTGCCCCAGGATCTCGAGCAGCGTGCCAAGGCCGCAGGCGGCAAGAACTTCTCGGCCTACGTCGAGCAGGCTCTTGAGGAAAAGCTCCTGGCTGACTCGATGTTGGAGTACCGGCGGCTTCGCCAGGGCGACCCGATCGACGACGTATTCGAGGCGCTCGAGGCCGACCTAGAGGACGCCGCGTGACCGACATTCAGCGGGGGGCGGTGTGGCGTGTCCCCACCGTGGGCCGGGACCGGACCGTCCTGGTCATCGAGAACAACGCCGTGATCCGGCTGCACCCGGGCGGCATCCTGTGCGCCATCGTCCAAGAAGCCGAGGACGCGCGGGACACTCTGGTCACCGTGCCCATCACGGACCCGGTGAACGGCGTTGTCATGGCCCCCGACATCGCCGCCTTCCGGGAACAGCGCTTTGAGCAGGGTAAGTTCCTCGGCTACATCTCCGACGCGGACATGGAACGCGTGGAGCGTGCGGTTCGCGCTGTCCTTGACCTGTAGGTCCCAGATCCTTGTGCGCCCCCGCCGTCTTTCGGCCGGGGGCGTTGTCACGTCTGCACGGGGATCGCGGCCCAGGTGACCCGGCCGCCGTTGTCGCCGACGTGCTGGCCGACGTCGGAGGCGACGCGGTGCACCAGGTACAGCCCCGGTTCCTCCGCGGCCGCGGGTAGCGGGCAGTCCATGTCCCCCACCGACACCGTGACGTGCGCGCCGTCGAACGCGATGCGCGCGACCAGGTCGAGGCCGGCCTTGTGGCGGGCGGTGACGTCCACCAGTTCCGCGAGGACGGCCTGCACCGCGGCGCACGTATCCGTAGCGCCGGGCGTCTCCTCCAGGAAGCGGGGCAGGGACAGCGACACCATCGCGCCGGCCCGCTCCATCGCCTCCTTGGGCGAGGCCTCGGGGCCAATGGCGAAGTCGATCGAGCTCTCCACGCCGAGCAGGTCGGGCGCGGCGTCACCCTCCCCCGGGAAGGTGGCGCGCGGGTTCCAGTTGTGTGGTGCGGCGTCGGAGATCGTCAC